GATCAACAAACTTACTTTCAAATATTTAGAGATGCAAACGCGGGTGGAGATACATATACCGGAGTAGCAAGACTTTTAGGTATTAAAATATTCTTTACTACTGATGCAGCTAACGACGCATAAGGAATTAGAATATGAGAGATTTAAAAAATAAACTTACATCAAGTAAGAACACAAAAAATATACAAAAAAGAAAAGGTAAATCATTCGGTTATCAAGTCTTAGGATTTGGTGCTGGAGGAGGATCAACAGCGTATGAAGCTAATTTTCTAGTACTAGCCGGAGGTGCCTCTGGTGGAAGAAATGGAGGTAACTGTGGTGGAGGTGGAGCTGGTGGTCAAAGAACTTCTGCTGGACCTTCTGGTGGTGGAGCAAGTGCTGAAACTGCTTTATTATTTAATGTTGGAATAAGTTATACTGTTACAGTTGGTGGTGGTGGAGCTGAAATAACAGCCACTACTTCTAATGGTAATGCTGGTATAGCTAGTTCTATTGCAGGAGACGATATCACAACAATTTCTACTGTTGGTGGAGCTGGTGGCGTAGGAGCCGGGGGTGCCTCTGTTGGTGGATGTGGTGGTGGAGCTGGCGAAAATGCTACTTCTGGAAGTGCTGGAACTGCAAACCAAGGTTTTGCTGGTGGTAGTGGTGCAAGTGGTGGCGGCGGTGGATGCGGTCAAGCTGGATTTGGTGGTCCTGCTGGTAGCAATGGTAATGGTGGTGCTGGTTTAGAAAGTTCAATAACGGGTTCTGCTGTCACAAGAGGTGGCGGTGGAGGAAGATCAATAAATCAAGGAACAGCAGGTAGCGGCGGAGCTGGTGGCGGTGGCGGCGGTGGAGCTGGTCAAAGTGGTTCTGGAAGTGTTGGTTCTGGTCAAGCTAATTCTGGTTCAGGTGGCGGTGGAGTTTATAGAAATAATAATCCTAGCTCAGGTGCCGGTGGTTCAGGTGTAGTTATTATAAGTGTACCAGATGCAAATTATTCAGGAACTACGTCAGGTAGTCCAACAGTTGCTACAGGAGTTAGTGGAAACACCGTTATGACATTTAATGGAAATGGGAGTTACACAGGATAATGGCACATTTTGCAAAATTAGGATCAGGAAACATGGTTGAAACAGTTGTTGTTGTTAATAATGAAGTTATTACTGACAACGATGGAAATGAACAAGAACAATTAGGTATAGATTTTTTAAATAACTTATATGGTACAGATGATGTTTGGAAACAAACTTCTTATAATGGAAACATTAGAAAAAATTATGCAGCTATTGGTTCTTTATATGATGAAAATAGGGATGCTTTTATGGATCCCCAACCTTTTGATTCTTGGACATTAAACGAAGAAACTTGTAGATGGGATGCACCAGTTGCTTATCCAAGTGATGGTGAAAGTTATCATTGGAACGAAGAAACGCTATCTTGGGATCTTCAATAACTAAAACAAATATATTTTACGTTGACTAATAGTATAATATATTTATACTAAGATTTATAGAAAGAATAATTTTAAAATTATGCAACACAAAAATATCTATTGGGTTTTTAAAAGTGCTATATCAAAAAAAATTTGCAATAAAATAATTGCATTAGGTAAAAAAACTTGCCAACAAAAAGGTAAAGTTGTTAATAATAACTCAAGTGTAAAAGATTTAAAAGCAAGAGATTGTAAAATTTCTTTTTTAGACGAACTTTGGATATACAAAGAAATACACCCTTATATACACCAAGCTAATAAAAATGCAGGCTGGAATTATGATTGGGATTTTACTGAAAAATGTCAATTTACAGAATACACTAAAAATAATTTTTATGGATGGCATTGTGACAGTTGGCCAGATCAATATATTAATAACAAAAATATAAATTTATTAAATAAAATTAGAAAACTATCAGTTTCCGTTTCTCTTTCTGATCCTAAAAAATATAAAGGAGGAGAATTAGAATTTGATTTAAGAAACAAAGTTTCAGGAGAACCTAATTTAATAGAATGTTCAGAAATAACACCTCAAGGATCTATTGTTGTGTTTCCTTCAGATACTTGGCATAGAGTAAAGCCATTAATAAAAGGCACTAGACACTCATTAGTGGCTTGGAATTTAGGTAAATCTTTTAGATGATAAATAATATGTTTCAAATTAATGTCTGTAAACAAAAATTAAATATTAATAATAAAGATATAATAAAACATGTTTTAAATTTAAAGAAAAAAACTAAAGGTAGAAAAATAAGCAATGCTACTGGATGGCAATCTTTTGACTTAGATATAAATAAAAAACCATTGTTAGAATTGAATAAAGAAATAATTAAAAATAGTGTGGATTATATGAAAAGTATTTCTTTAAAAAACACCTCCTTAAAAATTTCAAATATGTGGTCAAATGTAAATGGTTACAAAGATTATAATTTAATTCATTCTCATCATTCTTCTATTATATCAGGTGTGTATTATTTAAAAGTACCTAAAGACTGTGGTAAGATTTTTTTTGTAAACCCAGCTGCAGATGGAATACAATATTCTTGGGAAAATTGTATAGAAGAATATACCCAACAAAATAGTGAGTACTGGTTTATGGATATTGAAGAAAGTAATTTAATGTTTTTTCCTAGTTGGTTAAAACATGGTGTTGAATCAAACTTAAACAAACAAGAGGATAGGATATCTATTTCATTTAATATAACATAATACGTTGATTTTTACAAATATTCCAGTAAGGTGACAAATTAAACTAGGAATAATATGCTACAAAAATTAGGGTTTTTACCAGGATTCAATAAACAAGTTACATCTACAGGAGCCGAGTCGCAATGGACAGGAGGCACTAATGTACGTTTTAGATATGGTACTCCAGAAAAAATTGGTGGTTGGGCACAGTTAGGTGAAAATAAATTAACTGGTGCAGCTAGAGGATTACATCACATGGTTAGTAAAGAAGGTATTAAATATTCTCTTATTGGAACTAACAGGATCTTATATGTTTATTCAGGAGGAGTGTACTACGATATACATCCTTTAGTTAATCCATCAGGCACAGCTATTACAAATGCATTTAGCACGGTTAATGGATCACCAACGGTAACTATTACATTTGCAAGTCCAGTTAATTTTCAAGCAGGTGACATTATTTTATTTGGTGACGCTTCTACTTTTACTGCTATCACGGGTTCTAATTTTGTAGCAGCAGATTTTGCTGATAAAAAATTTATGGTAACAAGTGCTCCTAGCACTACTGTTATTACTATTACAATGCCTAGCAATGAAGGTGGGGCAGGTGCTACAAATTCTGGAGGTATTACTTTTTTTCAATATTACCATGTTGGTCCAGCTGAACAAGTTGGAGTTTTTGGTTATGGTATTTCTCAGTGGGGTGGTTCGGTTACAAATCCACAAACAACTACGTTGAATGGTTCACTATCTGCTAACTCAGCAGGAACAGGTGGAACAGGAACTACAATTAATGTAGCTAGTACAACTGGATTTCCGAGCACAGGAACAAATTTTATACAAGTAGGCACAGAAGAAATATCTTACACAGGAATTACATCTACAAGTTTTACAGGAATTACTAGAAACGTTAGAGGAACAACGAATGCTCTTCACAACACAGGAGCTACCGTTACAAATCATAGTGCTTTTTCTGCTTGGGGCCAAGCAGCATCGACCACGGATAAAGTTGCAGAGCCTGGTATGTGGTCTATAGATAATTTAGGAAGCACGGCAATTGCTTTAATTTTTAATGGTGAATGTTTTGAATGGAATTCTGATTTAACTAACGCAACAGCAACAAGAGCCACAATAATAGTTGGTGCACCAACAGCGTCTAGAGACATGTTAGTATCAACTCCAGATAGACACTTAGTATTTTTTGGAACTGAAACAACTATTGGAGATAAAACTACACAGGACGATATGTTTATAAGATTTTCTTCTCAAGAAAATATAAATGACTATCAACCTACGGCAACCAACAGTGCTGGTACACAAAGACTGGCCTCCGGATCAAGGATCATGGGTGCTAAACTTGGTAGAAATGCAATTTACATTTGGAGTGATACATCTTTATTTACTATGAGATTTGTTGGAACTCCTTTTACATTTGCTTATGAACAAGTTGGAACTAACTGTGGATTGATAGGTAAAAATGCAGCTGTAGAAGTTGATGGTGCTGCGTATTGGATGTCTGATAATGGTTTCTTTAGGTACACCGGTAAACTAGAATCTATGGATTGCTTAGTTGAAGATTACGTTTATGATAATCTTAACACAACATCAAATCAATTTATTTATTGTGGTATTAATAACTTGTTTGGCGAGATTACATGGTTTTACCCAGAAGCTGATTCTAATGTTAATACACAATCTGTTACTTATAGTTATTTAGATTCAACAGCCAAACGACCTATATGGTTTGTAAATGCAAGTCCTTTATTTATTAGAACAACTTGGCAAGATTCTGCTGTATTTGGTTTACCACATGCAACACAATATGATGCAGGTACGGATACATCTTTTGATGTTGAAGGTAATACAGATGGAATTTCATATTACTATGAACATGAAACTGGATTTAATCAAATTAGATTAGGTGTTACGACAGCTATTCCAGCAGATATTACTTCTGGTGATTATGACATTACTCAAAAAGTTGTTAGAGGAGCGGCTACTAACATGGCAGATCTTAGAGGTGATGGGGAAAACATAATGAGAGTTAGTAGAATTATTCCAGATTTTATTAGTCAATCAGGTAATACAATAATACAATTAGATTTAAGAAACTACCCTAGTGATGCGGCAGCGAGTTCATCTCTTGGACCATTTACTGTTTCATCAAGCACTACAAAAGTAGACACACGTGCTAGAGCTAGATCAATAGCTCTTACTATATCTAATACAGCGGTTGATACTAGTTGGAAATTAGGAACTTTTAGATTAGATATACAAGCAGGAGGAAGAAGATAATGGCAAAGATAGTACAAACACTAACCAGAGCAAGCTCAGAATATGAAGAAGACATAGCACAGTCTTTAGTTAGAGATTTAGATGCTGTTCTTGAGAAATTAAACACTACATTTCAAGAAGAATTAAAACAGGAGATAGAAGCTAGAAGTTTCTTTTTAGATTAATGGCAACAGTAAACCAATATAAATTTGTAGGAAAAAGTGGGGACACAACAGGAAATCCAATTTTTCCTTTTGGGGAAAATGCTGCA